AGGGTCATCTGATACTGGTCTGTGTTTGTTTCTATTTACAAACTCCTCACATTCTGGTATCTCATCAAAAATACTTCGTATAACAATATTTGTGCGTGGTATATCATTTAAGTCTTCACTATAAACAATTAAATCAAACGGCCAGTTATAAGTCTCAAAAAATTTATAACCATATTGTTTGTATAATTTTTTATTTAATGTGGTAACTACTGCTATGTTCATTCTATACCTAAATGTTTAAATGGTTTACCATCTATAATATCTTCTACACTCCATTGTGTATAAGCTAATTTGTTTAATAATGATTGTCTATCACCTAATTTAGGTGTTTCTACTTCTTCAAGTTTATTTGATGATATTTCATAAACAAAATTATATGGTGTTGTAGTAATTACAGGCACACCTGCCATTATTGAATCTATTGAAGCACCACTAGTGTATGATATACTACAATGAGCACCTGCTAAATCTTCTTCTAAAGTTTTATGACTAAATCCTACTTGTCTCATTGGATATTGTAAACTAAACATTTCTTCTACTTTACTTTTTGCTAATGGGTGGTTTCTAATCACTATCGGTCTTTTTGTTCTTTTTAATAAATGTCTAACGGTGACCATAGTCCATTGCAACATATCTAAACCCATTAAAGAAGCGTCTGATAAATTTTGACATAACAATAATATATATTTGTTATTTGTAGTCTCACGCCAAGGTTTTACTTTTAAATTTAATTCTTTTTTTAATATTTTCCACCTAGTATCATTGGTGTCCCAATTAAAGTCAGCTAAGTTTGGTAAGAAGTGGTCTAAACCAACTCTATAATGTGTATGTTCATCTGTAATATGTCTACCTAATATAGGTGTTTCAAATACAACTAATTTATTTTTAGGTATATCTATCGTGTTATGACTTCTTTCAATGTCATTTTTAATTTTGTGTGGTATATTTTTTACTTTCCATAATTTACCAGAGTGTTTTTTGGTAGAACCAAATACAACTGCAACATTGCAATCTTTATATTGGTCACCCTCATACAACTCCCAATTCTTACCAGATTTTATTAACTTCTTATGCATTTTAAAAAGTATATCTTTCTGATAATAATTATGGCACGTATTAAAATATATTACTCTACTCATTTTAGTATTACAGCCTCACTTAATATTTTATTTCTAGGTCTATTTAAATATAACTTATAACCTTTATCTTTAAATTCTTTTAACAAATCTTCATATTGTTTTATACTTGTTTCATTATCTATAAGTTTAACTTCAAACTCTACAAGAAATGCCTTGAAGTCAACATTTAAATCTATAACTTCTCTACAAAAATCAAACCACACACCCTCAATATCTGCCTTGATTATATCAACTTTGTTATCTACATCATTTAAACTTTGTTCTAAATTAATTGTATCAACCTCAATATAACTAGGATTATCACCAAATTGTGGTAATGGTAATAATGAATAACATTTTGTCAAGTCTTTTGAGTCAAAGTAAAACTTCATTTTACCGTTTTCTTTTGCATATGCTTTATTATGAAAGGTCATTTTATCTTTATAATTAAAATTTGTCTCAAATAAATTTACACTATCTGGTGTAGGGTCATAACAATGTATGTTTAGATTTTGATTATCTACACACATAGCCTGTTCCCAACCTACATCACGGTGTACACCATATGATAATACATTCTTACTTTCTTTTACTATTGATTCTGGTAACCAATAGTTTTTATATTGTTTAAAAGATTGAGGTTGTAAGTAAGTACCCTCTATTTCTTTCATTCTGTTATATAAATCACTCATTTATATGCTCCGTTAATGTAATTATAGGCATAGTCTGTTGTAATCTCACTTAACATAAACTGATTGCCAATTAATGACCATAACCACTTATCTCTTAAATCAGAATATAGTGGTGTTTCTATCTTATCTAGGTCATTTAAACTATAAGATACTCTGTTTGCTGGACTATGTTCACTTGTAAAACTAGGTACACCTGCAATCAAAGCTTCACAGGCAGCCATACTATGCCAAGATACCATAGCAAAACAATTTTTTAAATCAGCACTTAAAGGTGTTGCGTTTCTTTTGCCGTGTATTCTATTGGTAAATTTATATCTTACTTGTATAGGTCTGTCTGTATGTTTTCTTAATTCTTTTGTGATGTTTTCTATCCAAGGTTCTACTTGCATATCATACCATTTTGCTGTATGTTCAGACGGTGGTATTATTATAATGTATTGACCATCTTTTTTCCAATCTTTCAATGTCATTTTATCTAATGTATCTTTATCACTACACATACTTTGTATGTATTCAAACCTTGCTTTATGTTTATCATCTATGTCAATCATCTGTACATTATTTTTAATTATTCTGTACCAAGGTTGACTAAAAGCTGGGTGTGGTTGATATTCGTTACCAAATAGATAAGGTTGGTCAAAATAATAATAAGGTATATTATTTGTTTCACAGGCAACTTGAAGTCTTTTAGTACCTCTAATAATACCTTGAAAACAAACCTCTACGTTTTCATCTGGAAACGTACCGTTCCACATTGGCCAATGTTGATTATAAAATTCAGGTCCTTCTATTTCTGCAAAATCAAAAAACTTATTGTCTCTGCCTTTTGCAAATTCTTCCAGATATTTTCTAGTACCTCTTTTTGTATTAAACAGATATAGCATTACCAACCTTCATAATATAATAACTATCAACAATATCTGAAACAGGATTACCTACTTTTTCTGTATCAAATATTTTCTTCAAGTCAATTTTAGTTTCATTCACAAACGCCTCATACATTTTATCTTTATCTGCGTTGCCTTTACCTGTTGCGTGTTTCTTAACAACACTAGGCACCACCGTTTCATAAGGTATATTTTCTTCTTGTAATCTGTATTTTAAAATACCACAATTCTCAGCTATTTGAAATAGACCTTGACCTTTAGAACCAAAAGAATATCCTTCTATATAAACTTTTGGTTTATAAGTGTCTTTAATTATGTCTAATGCGAAATCTGATATTTGTTTAAATCTTTGGATAGGGTCAGTCCATTCTTTATGTGCATAACCAACAATAGTCTCATTCATCATACATTGCCACTTTTTCTTGCTTGTTAAATAAAAGAACATTAAGTTGCCATTATCAATACAAATGGCAGGACTTGTTAAACTATAATCAATTCCAATTATCGTGTTCGTATCTGCTTTCAACGTCATCTTCCTCATCTACTTCATATCCACAAAAAGGACAAGTTAAAGGTTGTAAATCAAACTTATCTTCGTCCCATTCTATGGTATATTTAGTCTGACAATTTTGGCAGGTTTTTGGTGTCTTCATTATAGTTTGAATTTTTTAAATTGGTCTTTCTTAACATCTTGTTTAATGCCACCAATTACATAACTTTCTATTTCAGTTTCCTGTGGTGCGTTTTGAGTTGAACGGCTATTTAACCAATGTTCTACCCAAGGAAGTGGATTTGTTTTTTGTTCGTATTGAGGTGTTAGACCTATACCTTTCATTCGTCTGTTTGCCATATATTCTACAAACTGGTGTAATAGTTTTTCTGATAAACCTATCATACTGCCTTTTGAAAATAGATATGTTGCCCAACGTTTTTCCTCCTGTACTGCTTCATCATACATTTTATAAACTTCTTTTTCAGTATCTTTAATTACTTTGTTCATTACTTTATCATTTTCGTGGTCTCTATAATTATTAATTATTCTTTGAGACATTGCTAAGTGTTGTGATTCATCACGAGCAATAAATGAAATAATTTTAGCAGAACCTTCTAATAATTTTAATTCACCAAATGCAAACGAACAAGCAAACGATACATAAAATCTTAAACCCTCTAATATGTTTACCGTTACCAATGCTTTCCATAATTTCTTTTTAAGTTCATACATATCAACACTATCTGGTTTTAAATGCCACTTATAACCTGTATTGATAAGGTCATCATAAGTTTCAGTTATAGTCTTTGCTCTTCTTTGTATTTTTTCATCACCAATAATTGTATCAAATACATCACTTGGTTGTGAATATAAATTTTTAATTATGTAAGTATAACTTCTACTATGAATAGTCTCTATAAAATCCCAGGTAACTATACAGCCTTCTATTTCTGGTAAAGATACAAATGGTAAAAATGCAAGACAAGGTCCTCTACCTTGAACACTATCTAACATAGTTTGATATTTTAGATTAGCGGTAAAAATAAACTTTTGTTGTTCAGATAAATCTTGATAATCATTTCTATCTTTCTGTAAAGATACTTCTTCAGGTCTCCAGAAATAACCTAATTGTTGTTGGTTTAGTTTATCAAATATAGGATATTTCATATCACTATATTGTTGTACTTGTAAATCCTCACCAAAAAACATTGGTTGTTTTGTAAAGTCTATACCGTTCTCTGTATTAAATACACTTCTTCCCATTACTTGTAGTCCTTATCTTTTTTGCTTTCTCTTTGTTTGTCTTCATAAAAATAATCATTGGTATCACCAAATGCCCATTTTTCCTCTTGTTCACAAAAGAAATATCTAGTAGAAACCTGAAAGTCTGGTCTCTTCAATTCTTTTGGTGTTAAACTTTGTTCATACCATAACATTCTATTATTTGGTTGAGCAAAGAATTGGCCGTTATCTAACTTACCAAAATTGTGTTGTTTATGTTCAGATGGTACTTCACTAACGCTAGCGTCTACCATATTAACATCACCGTGGCAAGCGTCAATAGTAAATAAGTATTCACCACCCATTCTTTTTCCACCTTTTAACATAATTTCTACATCACAATTCTTTAATAATCTTTTAGACCATATTTGAATATTGTTGCTAAAACCGTCCCATAATTCTAAAGTACCTAGAGGTAATTGGTCTTCTTGTTTTATTTCTTTTTTCCAAACAAATGCTGATAAAGGAAACTTATCAAAGCAAGCACCATAATCTGGTAGATATGCTTCAAACATTAAAGCACGACCTTGAACAGACTTTACGGCAATCATTACTGCTTCAACTAATTCACCGTGACCTTTTTCTAAATCGTGTAGGTACTCTTTCTTTACCCAACATTTAATATACGGAGTATTTGCTACAAAGTTCATATATTATCCTTATATTGTACAGCTTTCACAATCCTCTTCGGTTTGTAAAGTTGCCGGTTCTGTTTCTTTAACTTCATCTTTCCACCCTAATGGATGTGATGGTTCGTCTTCGTCTTTCTTACTATCATATGTGTTTTGATAATAAGATGTCTTCCAACCTAGTTTATAAGTTGTTAGTAAATCTTGAGCCATTACCGAAATAGGTACTTGACCCTCATCAAAGTGTTCAGGATTATATGACCAGTTGCCACTAATAGCTTGGTCAAAATATTTTTGCATTACTGCAACGATATTTATATATCCAGTATTCCCTTTCATATCCCATAACAGCGTATAATTGTCTCGTAATTTTTTATAATCAGGTACAATTTGTTTTAATGTACCTTTTTTTGACTTTTTAATTGACAAATAATCTCTAGGTGGTTCTATGCCATTTGTCGCATTAGAAACCACACTAGAGGATTCTGACGGCATTTGGGCTGATAAGGTGCTATGTCTTAACCCATTTTCTTTAATAGATTTTCTCAATTGTTCCCATTTCATAGATAGTTTACGATTTACAATCTCATCTACCTCTTTTTTATAGGTATCAATCGGTAATATACCGTCGGAATATTTTGTTCTATTAAAGTATTCACAAGCACCTTTTTCTTTTGCAAGTTCATTACTCGCCTTTAATAGATAATACTGAAACGCCTCTGTTAATTCATCAACTTCTTTCCAGGCAGCCTTGTCTTCATATGATACTTTCATTCTTGCTAGATAATGTGCAAGACCAATATAACCAATACCTAATGAACGTCTTGCCTTTGTAGAAACTTCGGCCGCTTTTACAGGATATTTTTGATGGTCAATAATTTCATCTAAAGCTCTTACTGCCAAATCACATAGACTTTCCAAATCATCTATGTAATTAATTTTACCTACATTAATAGCAGACAAAATACATAAAGCAATTTCACCTTTGCCATCAATGTGTTGAATAGGGTCAGTAGGTAGAGTTATCTCTTGACATAAGTTAGACATATAAACTCTGTCTTTAAATGAAGAGTGGTCATTGCAATGGTCTATATTCATAATGTAGATACGACCTGTTTCTGCTCTTTCTTTTAGTATGTCAAAAAATAATTCTTGAGCACCTACCTTTGTTTTTTTAACGCTGGTTTTTCTTTCAGCTTTAATGTATAGGTCATCAAATTCTTTTGTACCCCAAGCTTCGTAGAGTTCGGGTACTTCGTGAGGAGAAAATAAAGTAATATCTTCGTCATTGATAAACCTTTCATAAAATAATTTTGATATTTGTATAGAGTAATCTAATTTTCTTACTCTATTATCCTCTGTGCCTTTATTGTTTTTTAATACAATAATATCTTCTATTTCTTGGTGCCAAATAGGGAAGTGAACCGTTGCACTCCCACCTCTAACACCGTTTTGAGTACAGCACTTAACCGTTGCTTCAAACTTTTTGAGGAACGGTATAACTCCTGTGTGTTGGACCTCACCGCCTCTAATTCTGGCGTTAATGCCTCTAATTCTCCCAGCGTTAATACCAATACCAGCCCTTTGTGCAACGTAATTGCCAATAGCCATATCACTAGAGAAAATACTAGGCAAAGTATCATCAACATCAACCAACACGCAACTAGCATACTGCCTAATAGGTGTTCTAACGCCGGCCATAACCGGGGTAGGTATGTTGATTTTAAATCTTGAAATAGCGTCATAATATTTTTTAACATAACTCATCCTTTTTGTTTTTGGATATCTCGCAAATAATGTGGCACTAATCATCATATACATAAATTGAGGAGTTTCAAAAACTTCTCCTGTACTTCTATCTTGCACCAAATATTTGTCAATAACTTGTCTTAATCCTGCATATGTAAAATCATAATCTCTTTCGTGATTAACCCAATTTTCCATTCTATCAAAATCTTTTTTATCGTATAGATTTAAAATATCTTTATCATATACACCTATCTCTACACATTTTTTAACGTGTTCGTAAATGTGTGGGTGGTCCCAAAGTTTATGAAAAATTTGTTTTCTTAATGAGAATAATAATAGTCTTGAAGCAACAAACTGATAATTAGGATTATCTAAAGAAATTAAATCTGAAGCTGACTTAATTAAAATTTTTTGTATTTCATCTGTTGTAATACCATTATAAAATTGTAGGCCGCTGTTCATTTCAACCTGTGATGAAGAGACACCTGTAATATCTTCACAAGCGTACTCAACCATTTCGTGAATCTTATCAATGTTAAGAGGTTCACTCCCTCTGCCATTTCTCTTTTTCACCGAAATCGTTTGATTATCTACCATTAATATCTCCTAACATTTCTTGTAATTATTTAATTGAGTCAACGCACTTAATTTTGAATAAGTATTGGTACTTATAATATTAGCAACTTCACTTTTTGTTAATCCTGAAATAATTAAATCGTTTACATCTTTCAGTTGCAAGTCATTTGGCCATATTACCACATTGTATCCGTCATCAATGACTTTTTGCATACGTTTTATAATTTCTTTGTTTCTAGGTTCGTTGTCAAATATATATGTAACCTGTTCAGACGGTACACGTAGCGTCAAATCAGCACCACCAGCCGCCAAACAATTGTTAATAAACATACTATCAATAGGACCCTCTACAATATAAATGTGTTCTTGTAAATTAATCCTATCAAGACCAAATACTTTTTGTTTAGTATCATCAAACTTAATTGTTAAATACTTTGGTTGTTCATTACCAAAAGCACGACCTTGAAAAGCAAATGGTTTGCCGTCAACACCATAAAAAGGTATTATCAATCTAGGGTGTTCACCTTTTGTATGAGGAAAAGTATTTGGTTTAACCTCATTAACAAACTTCATAAACTTATCACATAGATATAGTTTACTAAAATACTCTTCAGGTATTTTTCTTTTTATTACGACCTTTTTCGCCGGGTGTTCATTATCTAGTTCACTAATCTTTTTTAGTTTACTAAAATAATCTACTTGTTCAAACTTTGTAGGTTTGAAATCAAATTTAGGTTTTGGCGTGGAGGGCGCCGAGCCTTTATATCTCTCTAATAAGTATTGCTCGTACTTTTTAGGGTCTAAAAATTTTAGAAAATTACCTAGACTTTGACCTTCGCCACAATTATGGCATTTAAAGAACATATCATTTTTTACTTGATATAGATATGCTCTCGCCTTGGTTTTACTTTTTTTAGAATCACCACAATGAGGACATCTAAAATTAAAAAGGTAATCACCTTTCTTTTTAAATTGACCTAATCTGGCTGAAATTTCATTAATAAATTTTAAATCAATATAACTTGACATAGCAACTCATAATATATATCAATATCAGCAATAAGTCAATGCTGGATTATGACATCATCTGGACAATGTGCATAAAATTTCTTGACAGAATCCAACCAACAACGATTGAACCACCTAATATCAACCATTTATATTTCTCTAGTGTACCAACTCTCCCGCCAATGTCAAGCTTGAGAGACTTAATCTCAATCAATAGTCGTTTTTCTGTCTGCTGTATCTCTTTTTGAAGTTCTTTATAGACGGTATCTATCTCTAGTTGTCTTTCTCTTAATTTTGTAAAGATAACTTCGTCTGTTTGTTCTTGTCTGGATATCTTCTCTTCGTGAACGGCCAACATCTGTTTTATAGATGTTGATACATCTGTTAACTTATCAATAGCCGTATCAAGTCTATTGTGGATTTGATTAACTTGTTCCACATCTTTCTTGAGGCCGGCTATATCAATCAGAATATCTTTTGTTCCGTTCTCGGCCATTTACTTCTCTTAATTTGCTAATGGATTTTGAGATTTAAGTTTTAGTTCTTGTATTTGTAATTTTAAAACTTCAACCTCTTTAGAGTTTATAGCAATTTGTTTTTCGTTTTTACTTATACCAG